GTCGGGGATCAATTGGTTGTGCTTGAAGATGACCAAAGTAGGTTCGATCTCCACCTTCTCGAAGGACCTTTTCGGTTTCTGCAGGCGTTGTATAGGAAGAAGCTACCACGACGGGTGGCCTTTCTATTGCGCCGCAAATTGTCACAGGGTGTGTCGAATCTAGGCACTAAGTATTCAATACCCTATACCATGCAGTCCGGTTGGCCAGACACGTCAGTTGCTGACACTCTGGTCAACGCCGCTATGAAACATGACATTCATGGCACTGGACGACTGTGGTATTCGATAATTTGTGGTGATGACAGTGTGACTGTCACCACGCGACGCGAGCTCGAGCGTTGCGGGGGCGTTGGGGGGATCGTGAAGTCATATGCTGACTTCGGAATGGAGGTCGAGGCGACTGTTCGTGACAATCCACTAGACGTGGAATTTTGTAGTGGGAGATTCTTCCCAGCGAACGGTAGCTACGTCCTCATGCCGAAACCCGGCAGACTCTTGTCTAAGATCTGCTGGGATATGAAAGAACGAACACCCACCAATCGAGCTGCATGGCTACGGGGCATAGCCAGTACACTGATCAACTACGGCAGAGTCGATCCTTGTTGCGCCAACCTGGGAGTGAACATCCAGGACAAACTTGGCAGTGGCAAGGTCATCGCGGAGCGTGATCATGAGTACAAAGCCCAGTTGAAGGGCGAAGTCACAGTCACCCCCATGGATGTGTTGGTCTACTACGATCACCACTATTCAATGTGCGAGCGTAACGTGGCCGAGCTAGGTTCCTACCTTCGTGGGACACGGTTGGGAGAGTTGGCAGCGCAGGCTCATCTAGAACAGATGGCTTGTGTTGACAACGCCTAATCGCTTCAACTACATCCAGCCAGGGGTGTCGTGGGCCACACGTGAGTGGTCAGTCATCTCTCGAACAGAGGTGCACCCTTCGCTCATGCGATAGGTGACAGCTACCCGTGTGTGTGAATATCTTCAATGATGTTCTGCAAACTCGGGAAATTTCCTGTGTGTGGAAATATCTTCAATGATGTTCTGCAAACTCGGGAAAATGTCTGTTGCCCTTTCCGGTCCGTAGGGTCCCGTACACGAGACGGAGGTCAGAGTTCTAACTGACTTTAATAAAACTTCTCGGGGGCGTAAATACTCGAGACCATGGCAAGACCATTACTTCAACATCCAGGGGCACGCCCC